CTTCTGAAGAATCTTCCATGTGGATCTTGAATTTTTTAGATCCTCTTTGGTTCACGATGTATGCTGTTGTGGAGTCAACTTTTGCTCCACCAAAAGTTCTGTAGGCCGTCACGGCGATTTTAGCAGATGTGTCTCCACCAAAACTTGCTACAAACTTGTCTTTTCTTATAGGTCTTCCCATTTTTTTTCTCCTTATAGGAGTCCAATGCCAGTTCTCCTGGCTACGCGGTTGTCATCCGCATAAGTCTTCTACTTGAGTAAAAGCACGTTTGAACTAATTGTATTTATGGAATTTATAAATTTAAAAATATGCTTATAAAAAAGGGCGATGTCTCCACCGCCCTTGTTTTTTGATTATTGTGTAACTTCCGGTGTTGGTTGTCCAGACCAAACCGACCATGCGATGACAACAATGATCGCTATTGCTATCCATGTTTTTTTGTCTTTTAACAGTTCTTTCATTTTTCCACTCCTGTATTTGTTGTGTGGTGTAGTTGTATAGTCACACCACACAATGAGGTTTCGTATTACTAGATTGTTATATGATTTCTATAGTTTACTTTCTATTATAGATGTGATATAAAATCCAAACTGCCACCAATCCAATCAATCCTTGATCAGAGAAGCCTTGCAGTACGCCCTGGACGTTTCCTATTACAGAAACATTCGGCCAGAACGGAATACCTTGACCGTTGAAAAGGATTTCTAAAACAATTCCCAACGCGATCAAACTCACTCCCACGTCGGCAATTCCTTTTGCCCAATCCTTTATAGTCTTTAGATAATCCATGTTGGACCTCCTTTGATTATAGATTCACCTAGGTGAACCTTGCAATTATTTAGAACACAAAATTATGAATAAAACTACCAGATTTGGTTTTGCGTTTGTATGGAGTGTATTTTTTTTCCGTTAAACACACAGAAAATGAAAATTAAGTCATAAAAAAAGGGCGACCGAAGCCGCCCTTTTCAAAATAGATAATCTTAAAGATTATGCAAATTTTAAGTTGCCTGAAGTAACAGCAATTTTACCTAGGTAGTCAGCCGCATTACCAAGAGATGATGCAGTGTTGTTTAATTCAACATAGCCATATCTTGTTAAGAAACCTACTACTGGTTCAAAAGTTGCTGGATCAAGTACAACGCCTGATGACATTAATGGAATGTATGGACAGTAGAACGCCGCCGCATCTGCCTCAGATGCACCTTTGTAACCTACTAATACATCAGCACTGTCGCCAGCGTATGCATTTGCATATACTCTCATCGCACCGTTTAAAGTTCCAACGAATTTAGTGTTTGTTGGTGCTTCGAACGTACCTTCAGTTGATCTTGCGAACGCTGAAGTTGTTGCAGATTGAAGAACAGTTAACGCAGTTGGTGATACCACCGCCCAGTTACCTGCACCTCTTCTTGTTCTTTGTGCAATGATGTTTGCTACTCTGTTGATTTGAACAGCCAAAGCCGCGTGTTCATCACCAACGAAAGTTGCAGTTCCAGAAACAGCCGCTTGGTCATAAGTTGCTAAAGCAGTACCTGCCAAAGTGTTTAATGATCCAATGATTTCTTGGTCGATCTCAGCAGTGATCTCTTGAGCTAACGCCGCCATGATTTCTGCTTCTACATCGATACCTTGCTGTGCCTGAGCGTCTTGAGCCGCTTCAAAAGTCCATCTTGCAGATAGTTTTCTTGATTTAGCCTCAACCGCTTGTTTTAAGATTTGGATAGATAATCTTTTACCAGCAGATCCTTCTAACGCCGCTGTTGAAGCCGCTTTAGTTGAACTGTTGTCTCCAGAATATGCTTCCGCAATCTTGAATGGAGATAATGCCTCTTCACCTGGAGTAGTTGTAGTTGTTCCAGAAGAACTGTCAGCATATCTGATTCTTAGTGTGTGGATCTGTCCAACCGGACCAGTCATCGGCTGTACACCAACGATTTCGTTAGCGATAACAGTCGGCATAACCCGTCTGATTACTGGAAGGATCACTCTGTTTAGAGTAGCAACGTTACCAGCCGATGTAGCACCTGCTGTTGCAGACTCAGACAAATATCTTTTTGTGTTTTCTAACACGATGTCCATAGTCTTTTTCTTGTTGCCTTCTAAACCTTCAGTTAGAGCTGATTTAGTTTCGCTCCATTTTGATTCAAATAATTCACTCATTTGTCTCGTTCCTTTTTAGTTTAGTTGTTAATTTTCGACAGACCCGCTAATACACGAATACTGCCTAGTTCTGCATCTTCTCGCTCTGATCTTGGAGCACCTGCTTTATCGCCAGAAGCCTCAGAAAGCATTTTCTTTGCTTTTGACACAGGAGCGTCTTCCATCACTGCTTGAAGATACTTGTCATAAGCGGCCTTTAATTTGCCAGTCTCAGTTGATTCCAATAACTGACTCATTACTTCCGCTTTGTCTTTGCTCAAAGGTTTGAGCAACTCAGCCATCGTTGCCTTACGTTCCATCAAATCCTTAACTTGAGAAATTTCTCTCTCTTTGGATTCAATCACCGTTTTTGCCTCTTCGATGGATTTCTCAGCATCTTTTAGTTTCAAAGTAGTTTCATCTACAACTTTTAACAGTTTTGATGTTTCAGACTTCTCATTTAAGTAAGATGCCTGATACTCTGAAGCAAATGCTTCGAAAATTTGTTTACCAAAGTTAACCTGTCTTGCAGATGAGATGTCTTCTTTAAGTTGGCTAATTTCTTCACCTAACTTTTTAGTTACAGCATCTTCTACAACCTTAGCAGATTTCTTAATGAAAGATTCTTTTAACTTGGCTAGTTGAGCCTTTGCTTCTTTCACTAATTTCACTTTAGTTTCAACTACAGATTTCTTGTCTTCTGCAAATTCTTTGATCTCCTTAGCAAGTGCGTTTACAACGAACTCCTCTAATTTTGCAAAGTTTTCGCCAACAGATTTTCTGTCGTCGTGTAGTTCTTTAACTTCATTAGTAAGTTTGCTTAATACAAACTCTTCTAATTTTTTAGAATGAGCACCTACTGATTCTTTGTAAGTGATCTTTTCTTGAGCTAGTGCTTTTCTGTCTTCGACAAATTTGCTGATCTCTTCAGACAACTTTTCAGTCATCATCGTATCAATAGCCTCGACCATGTTATTTTTGTCGTGCTCGTATCTTTTAGCAAATTCTTCTCTCAGTTCAGCGGTTACTAGTTCTCTGTTTTCTTTTATTTTTGAATCCCACGCTTCTTCGATAGATTTTTTTGTATCTTCTCCAATAACGCCTGATTCAACTAGTTTTGATATTGCGTCGAACATTATTTTAGTCCTCTTATTATGTTGGTTAATGCCTCTGTAAGGGCTTTTTGTGCTTTTTTGTCGTTTCTAACTTCAGCCGCCAAACCCATTGCCATGTTTCCACCTTTTGTGTTCATAAGGTGTTCGTATATGGCAGTTGGATAAGCACCTGGTGCCGAAGGTTGAGCCACAACATCCACAGTGATGATCTCAAAGTCTGAAACTTCTCCACCGCCGTACTCAGAAATGTTACCACTTCCTCTCGACGATACTCCTAATTTCACACCCGATTCTAACATTGTTCGGACAAGTTGGCCCATTGGTGTTGGTAAAATTTTCATTTTACCGTATCCATTTGGTCCGTCCATCCACATCTCAGTAATCATGTGAGACACACGGTCCAAATTAATTTTTAAATCATCTGGATGATCCACTTCACCTAATACAGAGTATCCAGACGTGATTTGATCATTGAGTGTTTTCACTGCTTTTTGTATTTCATTCACAGGATAAACTCTTTGATTGGCATTTTTAATACCGCCTTGTATGCAGATTCCTTTCATGAAAAGGTCTTTTCCGTCCTTACCTTCATGAAGTACCTGAACTCTGGCTTGATCAAACGTTAGATTTTCTCTAAGGTATAATGATGACATCAGATCTTCTCCAAATTAATCAACAATTACTTAGAAGCAACTGGTGATTTCTTGTTATCAGCCTTGTCAGCAGTTTCCGCCTTAGGTGCCGCTTTCATTGCCGCTTTTTCTTTACCTGGCGTGTTTGCAACATCACCGATGATTTTTTCTGCAGTCGGAGCCGCTCTGCCTTTTTCTTCAGCAGAACCCTGTGCTATATTTTTAGCACCGTGTCCCATTTTTGTTCCTGCATCATTTACTGGTGATTTTTTGCCATCTGCTTTGTCAGTGTTATCAGCAGATTTTGGAATTTTGTATTCTTTTACAGTTTCCTTGTCCGCTTCTTTTGATTCAAAAGGAGTTTTTTCAGCCTCTACTGGAGCGTCTATTGACTCTTCTTCAGTTTCTTCTGACTCTTCACCTTTATCGCCTGACATCATTTTTTCAAATTCTGCTTTTAATTCGTCTAAAGCATCTTCTAAGTCTGCAACTCTTTCTTCAGTGTCACCTTCTGCTTCAGCGTCATCGCCTGGCATTTCTTCATCACCTGGCATTTCTTCTTCGGCTTCCGGAGCAGATACATCTTTGATTAACTCGTCAGTTGCATCTCCGCCTACTTCTTCGATTGACTCATCTTCAGTTTCTTCAGATTCGTCAGCAAGTTCAACTTCTTCGCCTTCTTCTACTGCTTCTTCTTTAGACTCTTCGGTTGCTTCTTCTACTGCTTCTTCTTTAGATTCTTCAGTTGCTTCTTCTACTGCTTCTTCTTTAGACTCTTCTTTGTTTTCTTCTACTGTTTCTTCTTCAGTAGTTTCTGCTAATCCTTCGTAGATATCTCTAGATTTTTCTACAACGATTTCATGAAATAACGCTTCCGCTTTTTCATTTTCTTCGTTAATCAGCAATTCTAATAATTGTTCAAATTTATTTGACATTACACGTGCTCCTTTAAATGTATACGTTCGTTTAACTTATAAGTGTTGTATTTACATAAAAGAACCTAAAACGGCTATAGAATAGGCTCAAAAAGGCCCATATTTGTCTCAAAATAAGACTTTTTTGTGATTTTTATAATTTTATCTGCAGATCATACATTTTCAGGAAGTCCAACACATCAACTGTACTGAAATTGGGATTGAATTCTAAGTCGTTTGGACGAAACCAGTTTGCCGGCACCACACGGTTGAACTTGATGTCTGGATAATCTATGAAAATTTTTTTAGTTTGATTCATCCAGTTGCCATAAAATGTTGCTTCGTCCTTGCTTTGTTTGTAATTACGGGTGTCTTTGAAAACATTGTTGAACTTAAAACTGGTTTTTCTTTGATCCCTCGAGTGACCTTGATAGTCAAACCCTAATATGTATATTTGTTTGTGTCCATGATCGCAGGCTAATTTCAATGCTGTGGGGCCGGATGACCATCCTAGGCTGGGTTTGAACCATTGTACATGATTAATTGCTGTTGGAACCTTGTCATACTGATGATTGTAGTTGCTCCAAACCGAATTGTTTTTGGGATAATCAGTTTCGCAAATCTCTAAAATCATTTTGGGATCTACAGCAACGAGATAATCTGGAGTTTCGGTCCTATAAACGGCATTACAGGCATAAACCTTTCCGTGTTTTTGTAAATCAGCAATTTTTATACCTTTACGGGATTCGCCGTTGCCTAATACAAATGCTGTTGTATTGCTCATATGTTACACACTTTATATATTATTACAAAGATATATTATCGTCGGCAAGTGGTTGACCATACATTTTTTGAACGAAAACTGCTTCTTCCTTCTGTTCTGCATCGTGTTGTTCAGAAGCAAGTCGCATTTTGTTAATTTGTCCTAGAGTTAATCTAGTCTTTCGTGTATCGTCGGTGTCCAAAATAGAAATATCGTCTTCGGCATTATAATTTTTTTGTTGCTCGAAGCCATTTTCTGTATGTTGAAAAAATTCATTCAATTTCATAACGATATTTATTTTAAACCTGTGTTCCTCCACCCGGAGTTTGTCCTGGTGGTGTTGGTGCTCCCGGTGTGGTTGTTTGTTGTCCTGGTTGTTCAGTGCCTGGTTCTGCTGTTGGTTCTTCTAGATTATCTAGATCCGCACTAACGTCGGCTTGTGAAACTCCTGCTGTTCTCATCTGTGTTGTCTTGGATTGTTTTTTCTGTGCCACATTATTTTCTTCTGCCCACAATGTTGCATTTTGCGCCATTTCTTCTTCGGTTAATCCTAGATATCTTTTGAGAGCAAATCTTTTTGACATATAAGGTAATTCTGCTACCTGAGTAAATGTTCCTACCCTGCTTTGATCCATCTCGGTTTGTCTGTATTGAGCAAAGTTTTGTGGTGGATTGAATTTGATTTCAAATGTGCTACCGTCTAATGTATAACCTTTGTTGTTGATCCAAATTTTAAACTCTTCATCCAACACCGGTGAGATTAAATTTTGTAATCTTTCACAGTATTTGTTGAATCTCAATTCTTGAATGTATGCTGTGCCCACTCTGCCGTCATTGTACTGTTGTGCACCGTCATCCGCTCCGGTTGGCAAATATGAACTTGGTATTCTTAATCCTCTATACAATTTATTTGTAAAGAATCTCAAATCGTCAATCTCGCCCAGGTTAGTACCGCCCGGTAATGTGTCTACTTTAGATCCTCGACCTTCCGCTGTTTGAGGGAAGAAGTAATCTTCGTTGATACTCATTGGGTTGTAAGTGGCATCTATAAAGTTAGCACCACCCGATGTTGATGGAATTCTTCTTTGGTTGATTTCGTTTTTGACTCTCTCAACGAACTGCATGGCCAAGTGTGTTGGCATATTGCCCACGTCGATGTAGAACACTCTTCGTTCTGGTGCTCTCTGTACCCTGTAGATGATGATTGCGTCTTCCAATAACTCTTTCTGTTTGTAAACTTTGAATACCTGTTCTAGAACCGATTGTCCGAATGGGAATAGATTATCCATTCCATCACTCAATGTCAAGTGTACCACGTGTTCGGCATTGATGGCATATTGATTCATTGTTCTGTAGAATCTTCCTCCCGAAGCACCGCCTGTGCCTGATGCCATATTACCCGCGGCTTGTCCGGCAGTAGTAAAATTCTGATTGAATGCTCCTTGGTTGGTACCACCGTACAATTGATTTGGTGTGATCTGCGTGGCAGATAATTTTTGTAAATTTGGATTTATGTCTCTGATGATATATTGTTCTGGCAGTTTGCCTTCCGACTCGTTGACAATGATCCTGTCTACTTTTGCTGGATCGATATATAACAATTTGTTGGTTTCTGGATCTCTGATAAAGAAACAATCTCCGTATTTTAAAACGTTCCTAAATAATTTGAAAATTCTTTTTCTGAATTGATTTGTTTTGACCCATTGTTGTAGTGCTTTTTTTAAAAGTTTAATTTCAGACTGTGTTATTTCATCTTTGAAAACTAAATCAAACGGTGTTTCGTTTTCGGTGTTGTCCTGTGTACAAAATTCTGCCAATATATCTAGTGCCGCATTGATCTCAGAGTCGGTATCCATCTGATCGTATTGAAAGTATCTTTGAATTCTGTTAGGATGTCCAGTGTAAACATCGGGCAGATAAGATGAATAATTTCTTTTTGCGAATTGTGGACTTCTGTCACCTGCTATTGGTGAAAGGTTTGCGTCTTTAAAATATTTTTTCCAAGCCATATCAATATTATACTAGAGAACTGCCCAATTGATCAAGTTTTTTATTCGACTTCTCTGTATTTTTTTCTGTGTTTGCATTAATGCTTACTAGTCTACTTATTTGTTTTTCCACGTTTTTTTGTACTTCTAGAGTTGCCTGTGCAGTGGTATTAAACTTCATCAATTCGGCTCTCATTATATTATTACCATCGGTCTCTGTGGCATATTGTTTTGCTTCCTGTGGATTTAACACAGTTTCTCCCTTGTGTACAGTTAATTTTGTTGTTTTTGGTTCGAATCTATAACCAGTTTCTCCCAATGTTCCAGTTAATCTTCCTTCACCGGTTTTGTTACCAGAAGCCGCGACAGCACCCAATCCAGCACCTGCCAATCCTCCCAACAATCCACCAATTGCCGCACCCGCCGGACCAAACAGCATACCAATTTGTGCTCCAGTTACAGCACCACCCAGTGCCGCTGTTCCTATGCCCAATGCCTTGCCTCCAGGAGTTTCGGCTGATCCTGCCAATCCAGCACCACCTATTGCCGTGGCCGCTCCCAACCCGGCAACGCCTGCACGTCCGGCCACTCTGCCTACAGTGCCCATGCCAATTCCCATAGGACCTGCCAACCTAATACCAGCGGCAACTCCCAATGAAGTTGTTACAATTTGAGCGGCTTTGTCCATGAGCCATGAGCCAAATTGATGTGACACATATAAAAGTGCTTTGGTTCCGTTACTCAACTCACTTATGCCTGTGGCGAGCGATTTCATTCCCATATTCAATCCTGTTCCGGCCGGTCCTAATACATCGCCAATTGTGGCAAAGAAACCGGTTTCGATTGATTGGAATGATGATGATAATCTTTTCGAAGCATCTTGAAATTGTGATAATGATTTTGTTGTGGCATCGGCTTGAGCTCTCTGTTCATCGGTCACTGCTGATAAATCAAAAACCTTTGTTGCCAATGCGTTAATGCCTGGAAATAAATTATCAATGAATGAAACTTGTCCTGTTTCAGCAACACCTCTAAACATTTCTTGAGATTGTTTCGCTGACGATTGCATCAATGTCATTGCAGTTCCCATATCAATGCTACCGGAAATCAATTGTTTTACTATGCTGTCAATACCCGGCATAGACATTGCTAAATCTCTTGCCGCATCTGTTACAGGTACACCGGCGTTCGCGATCAAATCTTCTAATCCTGTTTTAAATGAAGGACTAATTTCTGAAATTCCGGCGGCGAATACTTGTAATCTTTGTCGAGTGTCTTCTGTTTGTCTTCCCAGGAAGGCGTTAAACCTTGCATTTGACAACTGTGCTTCTAGTTGTCTCGCCATGGCCGAACGTTGTTGTCCAGTTAACTTGGCCAGTTTGTCCATTTCCAAAGTTAAATTTGTTGCCGCTCTAACATTTTCTTCTGTGGCATTTTGATCAAAAATTCCTAATCTTCGTTGTAGAGTTATTGAGGTTAATAAATTTTCATTTAACTCGTCCACAGTGAGACCCAACGGCATCAATTGTTCCACTGACGTCTGTCTGAATGCTTCACTTAATCTAGCAAATCCTCTGGCTCCCAGAGTTGTGCTTCCGTAGAGTGATGCTAAATTTTCTGAATTTGATTTGATCAAATTAACAAAGTCGCTGATCGGTAATCCAGCCGATGCGGCAGTTTCTCTTAACTCGATTAAACTTTTGTTAAAAGTTGCTCCAGTATTTGCAAGAGTTCTGTAATTGTCAATGTTTGATTCGAGTCGAGCACCGATGTCTGCGATAAATCCGCCAATCGGTCCTAATCCTTTAAAACTTTCTGTAAAGTCTGAAATTTTACCGGATCCGGTTGAAGCGGCATCACCGAGTTTTCCTAAAACACCTCTGGTAGTTTTTGCTCGATCGGCAAATCGTTGTGCTTGTACTGTACTTGCACCTGTGGCTTTTGCCAATTGAAAGAATCTCTCGTCAAGGTCTTGTGATGCCTTGATGGTTTTTTCTTGTGCATCTGTTAATTCATTTAAGATCTTTATTGAATCTGATTCTGCTTTTGCAGAAAGTTTTGCCGATTTAATTAGATTGGTATACTCTTGGTTTAATCTTCTTAATTCTGTGCTCGAGGACGCTTTGGCCAGTGCTTTAGCCAATGCTGTAACAGATGAAGCAGTGACACCGGTATTTTTACCAGATTTGTCTTGTTTTACCTTGTTAATAAGGTCTTGTATCTCGTTTAAAATGTCATCAGCCATGCTTTAAAAACCGCCATAATGTGCCCAGATAAATATAGACACACTTGTTGTTATAGTGTATATTTATAGAATAAAAAATGACAGAAAAATCGAACCCATTACAAAAGTACTACAGGCAACCGGCTATCAGTATCAAGTTGCCCAGTGGTGAAAAATACTACAAAAGCGATGTGGTTGCTAAAACCACAACAGGAGAACACCCTGTATTGCCAATGACAGCCATGGACGAATTGGCATTTAGAACACCTGATGCCATGATGAACGGACAAGCAACGGTTGATGTTATCAAAAGTTGTATACCAACAATACTTGATCCATGGAGACTTGTGAATTACGACATTGACACAGTGTTGGTCGGAATCAGGATTGCAAGTTTTGGGGAAACAATGGAAGTCACGAGTGTTGCTCCGGTAACAAATGACTCCATCAAGCACGAGATCAGATTACCGGATGTGTTGGACAGGATTCAGCAACAAAAGATCGACGACACTTTCACAACATCGGATGGACTTGTGATCGAAATCAAACCTTTGACATACAAGGAAATGACCGATGCACAATTAAAAACATTCGAACAACAAAGATTATACACGCAGATCAATGCCAGTGAATTGCCTGCAGAAGAAAAAACAAAAAGGTTCACAGAAAGTTTTAAAAAATTAAATGAACTAAATTCAACACTATTAATCAATAACATAAACTCTATAAAGTTACCAGATGGCCAATCGGTGTCAGATCCCATACAAATAAAAAGTTTTGTAGAAAATGCAGGTGCGAAAAAAATCAAGGAAATTGAAAATGCACTGATTGAGATGAGATCACAAGGTGCGGTGAAACCGTTCACAGTGAAATCCGATGAAGAGCAAATCAAAAAAGGTGCACCTATATCTTACGAAGTACCATTGACATTTGATAACTCAAATTTTTTCGTATAAAGTTACTGTCACTCGAGGAATCTGATATTATAAAATATCTCAAAGATTTGGAAAATGAAGGTAAAACTGTAAAACAGGAATTGTTCAAGATCTGTTGGTTCATGCGAGGAGGAGTAACTTACCAAGAAGCACTGCACATGAGCAACGAAGAGCGAGGAATAATCAGTGATATCATCAAAGATAATTTGGAAACTACCAAAAAAACCGGACAACCGTTCTTTTAAAATTGAAAAAAATATAGTATAATATAATGGATGCAAGGGAACAGTATAATTAAACATATGTCGGAACGCGAACTAGTTCGAGAACTTAAAGAGACAATAAAAGATCTAAGTAAAGACCGCGATATCGCAGAGTCTTCTCTCAAACAAAAAGAATCACGAATCAAGCAGGTGTTGATTAAACTGGAACACGCAACCAGCGACGTGCAAAGTCTAGGACACAAAATTGGTGAACAGAACAAGGAGATATCCAATCTCCAAATCAAACTGGAAACCAAAGAACGTTTACTAAACGAAGCACTGGAAAAAATAAGAGAGCTCAAAAATGAATCAACCGAGGACGACACCCAAGATCAACCCGACGTCGAACAAGAACAACAAGATCAGGAACAACAAGAACAAGAGTGATCCACGCAAAGACGTGCTACATTGGATCAAGGAGTTCGTGGAGGTGCCACACCCGGTGTTCGCAGACCTGCCTCCTTGTCCGTATGCCAGACAGGCCCGCCTCAGAGGCAAGGTCGAGTTTGTTGAATTGCTGTCAGACCAATCCGATTCACACATACACGATCTGATCGACAAGTTTGACACAGATAAAAAAGATGTGCTGATAATCATAGCCGACCCCGAACGTTGGACCGGAAGACAAACCAAACAACTGGGAGTCAAGTTGAACAGCATTTATAAAAAACGAGATTTGGTCATAATGGAAGATCATCCCGACATTGTTGAAAAAGTAAAAAATATCAAACTCAACAACGGAAAATATATCTTACTGTTGGTTCAGAGCAGGACCAAGTTAAAAAAGTTTGAGGACAAGTTGCGTCAGACCGAGTACTACAAAAATTGGTCTAAGAGTCATCTCGAATCAGTGACGGGAGCATGGCGACATCCTTTAAAGCCTCGATCCTAGAATCTCTCTTGCATAGACTCCTGTATAGTTTTTTGTCCTTGCTCCATTCGGTGCCCGTCCACCATTCAAATCCACGATAGTTCGATTTATACACGGAACTGACTTCGTACCCGGATCCCATGTAAAAATAAGAAACATTGTGTTCACTGGCCCAGAGTATTTCCATGTCCAGGGTGATCAATGATATGGGCACAGTGTTGGCGTGTATCACGGATTCCAACCCAGCGAGATCCAACAGATCGTCACCCAATTGGGCAACGTAGTTGTCCTCTTGATATCGATATCTTTTCTGTTTGGTGAATCCCACGATGTTGTCCGCTGTACCGATGTAGAACAACATGAATTGATCCCGTTTGTTATAGTGTAGGAAAGGATCGTAATCCTGCGTAAATTTTTTTCTGGTCATGTATTGTTTATAGATGTGTGGCAGACCCAACAGTTTCACCATCTCGCTGGCATCGATTATTTTGATCTCTATGGGTTGTCCTTGCCATTCGTGCTTTTTGTACCTAGGTTTGTATTCATCCAGGTTTATGCGTGTGCTACGTGATTGATAAAAAACTTCCTGTTTTTTGATCGGGTGATCCAATGCCAGCCAACCCTCGCACAGTGCTTCAACTTCTTCAGTGTCATCCACAATTGCCATGGGACGACACAGCACTAGGTCGGTGTGTTCTTGTTTTCCCAGGGTGTGATCGAACAATAGTTGCATATTGTTACTTAACTTCATTACAAAGATGGCTTACAGCCATCTGAAACTTCGCTTACGCTCGTTTCTTTTTTTTAATTTACGCTTTACGCAGTAGTTACATTTGCGGAATGACGCATTTATGCGTCGCCTGTGGTAGATGAGCAGTCACAATTCGGCTATTTCTAGCCGAACCGACTTGAACCCTGTGGTGAGTTCGCAGTCACTATACATCGCTACCGTAGTTGGGCGGTTGTGCTGTACCCATTTGCTCATTCATTACAACGCGAGCCTACCAAACCCTTGCATAATAGTTTTTGGTAAACCTGGGGTTTAACTTTTTCTAAGAGCCCCATCATTTTTTGCCGTTTGCATCAAAGGATTCACCTGTCGCTTGTTAGCCGCATTTCCTTGCTCACTGGTTGCGATGCTATGTTTGCCTAAATATTTTTTTGATTTTGCCTGTCGGATAGATACTGTTGCCTATCACTACTATATAACAATCAAATAAAATTCGGTGAACAGTATTGAGTTTAAATACCATCATGCAGTGGATGTTTGAAGGAAAACCGGTCGATGAATTACCAAACGATTGTGTTGGATTTGTGTACGAGATAACAAATACAACCAATGGTAAGAAATATATTGGCAAAAAATTAGCAAAATTTAAAAGATCTAGACCTCCGTTAAAAGGCAGAAAAAATAAAAGAAGATTCAAGGTAGATTCCGATTGGAGAGATTATTACGGTTCCAGTGATGCATTGCTGGAAGACATACAAAAAATAGGAAACGATAAATTCACCAGGGAGATATTATTTTATTGCAAGAACAAAGGTGAACTATCTTACGTGGAAGCCAGAGAACAGTTTGCTCGAAAGGTGTTGGAGTCTGATGATTATTATAACGGACACATCAGAGTGAGAGTACACGGAAGCATGATAAGAAAAAAATAGAAATGGAATTGATATTTTTATTTGCCGGAATATTTTTTGGATTGATAATTGGCATAATACCGGCCGCGGGAGCCACCACAGGGTTGATAGCACTGTTTGGTGTGATGCCTTATTTTGTATCCGATCCCTACCTGGGCGTGATATTCTGTGTGGCAGTTGTGGCATCCTCAACAACAGGTGATTCTTTCAGCGGTGTGCTGTTGGGCATACCCGGTGCCAATTCGGCGGCCGCAACCATGGTGGATGGATTCCCCATGGCAAGAAACGGCGAAGCATCACGAGCCCTGAGTGCCGCAATCACATCCAGCACCCTAAACGGATTGATATTTGGTTCTCTCACATTTTTATTTTTGCCTTACTATACCAACATTGTGATGTACATGGGAATACCGGAATTATGGGCGTTGGTGGTTTTGGCTTTTGTCACGGTGGGTTTTTTATCAACCAAGAATTACATCAGAAGCATACTAGCCATAATATTAGGTGTCGTGATAGGCCTGGCGGGAGTGGATGCCAACAATGTGCCACGTTTCACAATGGGCTGGAGATACCTTGAGGATGGAGTACAGATATTGCCGTTCGTGGCAGGACTTTTTGCCATACCAGAATTATGGGAAGGTTGGCGTAAAAGAAAACAGACAGTAGATGCCGCGGCATTGAAAGGCAGTTGGTCAGGAATTTTACAAGGGATAAAAGACACTTTACATTGCTGGAAAGATAGCATACGCGGAGGAGCCATAGGTTCGTTCATAGGACTACTGCCCGGACTGGGTGGAGCAATGGCAGATTGGTTGAGTTATGGTGCCACGGTTGCTTCAAATCCAAACGAAAAATTTGGAAATGGAAATGTGAGAGGAGTGATAGGAGCAGAGGGAGCCAACAATGCACAGAAGGCCTCGTCCTTTATTCCCACTGTGTTGTTTGGCATACCGGGAGCACCTTTTGCCGCTATCCTGATGGGATTATTTCTGTACATAGGAATAGATCTGGGATCACCAGACACGTTCTATGATACTCAACTATTTGATAGTATGACATTTGGCTTCCTGGCAGGAACGATCATCACTGCTTTTATCTGTTATGGATTGGCTTATTTCGCAGGATATATAACAAAATTACCATACATCTATTATTTTCCTTTCATAATAGCAATCATTATTTGGGCAACCATGCAGTACACCGGCGGTTGGGAAGATCTTGCCACTTTGGTAATTTTTTCTGCCTTGGGATTAGGATGTAAGTATATGAAAATAAGCAGACCGGCGTTGTTGATTGGTTATCTTTTAAGTGATAGAATTTATAACTTGTCCTATCAATTGATATCATTACATTCGGTCGACGAAATTTTTCAAAGACCGGTCTTTATTTTTATAATAATCTGTGTTATAATGATAACATGGGTCGGAATAACAAGAAAAAACAGGATAGATTATGCTTAAAAAAAGAATGATAAAAAGTGCTATACTAGTTGGCATACTTGTGGTGGGAGTGATGTTTGGAAAAATTGCAAAAGCAGATTACAATTTAATCGTGCCACAAAAACCATCTGGTGGAACTTCTGTGTGGGCACAGATAGTTGTGGCCGAATGGGAGAAACACCTAGGTGAGAAGATCAATCTCATCTACAAGCCAGGTGCCAGAGACCAACTGGGTCCAAACGAATTTCAAAACACATTAAGATTTGATGATAAAACAATATTGGTATCTCATGGAGGTAACGGTATATCATATCTAATGGAACCGGTCGATTACAATTATTTTGATTGGGAATCGATTGGACAAATGAACTTGAACATTATTGTGGGTGCTCGTGATAATGCAGACTTATCAAATGGTCCTATCAAATTTCCTTCGGGTTCAGGAATGACACCGGAAATAATGGCCATTGTGATGTTATTGGCAGGACCAAACGGTGACGTAATACAAACGTGGAATGAAAAAATTGTATGGGTAAAAGGCATGAGCGGATCTGAGAGGAGACTTGCGTTTCGTAGAGGAGATCTAAACGCAACGAGAGAAAATCCAGCCGCATATAAAAAACACGTGACACCTGTGATAGAGTCTGGAGATGCTATCACTTGGTTCCATCATGGGTTATTAAATGTTGATACCGGCAAACACGACAAAGATCCTAATTTTTCTGAACCAACATTCGAAGAGTTGTTTCAGTCAATGCACGGTGTTGAACCAAGCGGTGACTTTTATGATGCATACAAACTTGTGAAAAGTTGGAGAGATGCCTTACAAAAAGCATTTTGGGTAAACAGAGGTAATCCCAACAAAGATAAATTGGTTGATGCACTGAATAGGATGATCAACGATCCAGAATCTATAAAGGCAATCGAAAAGAATGTTGGAAAATACGAATGGAGAACAGGCACAGACGGTGATGCCGCTGTGAAAACACTGAAATCATTTATAACACCAACAGCATTGAAAACATTGACCGATTTTGGAAAAAATCAGTTGGGATATAACACAGTCTATAAGGAACAACTAACCAAATAACAATGTACATATTGTTCACAGGGGCGCCGGGATCAAAGTGGAGCAGTGTGGTCAAGAACATCTACTGGAGTGATGACATAGATCACACGGACTATTCTGATCAGAGAACCTACTGGCACGATGCCGACACCCCCGGACACAGACAACTCATGCACACAGGAGCATACTGGGATCCAGGCATGGAGTTTGAAAATTCAAAAGAAAATTGGGACAAGCCATTCTCAGGCACAGGCAAGAGGATCATAAAATCGCACACGTTTGCACACCAACTTAATGAATTGAAGGTGTTGGGATATCCTATAGTGATTGTTCGAAGGAACAACCTAGAGTGTTATGACTGGTGGAAATTGTGTGGAGAATTCACGATCACATATCCCAACTATCAATACTTTGAGAACTTAGACCGGATGTGGACGCACATACAGGATCAAAACACAGATATTGCACAGTTCATACAGCAAAACCTAGACAGGATAACCTGTCCCGTGGACAACTTCGACCTGTGCCGGGTGCTGGGAATAAAAGAACCAGGCCCTAGGGACAGCATACATACACATAACTACGCGAACAAGGATATTAAGGTATATGTCTACAAGTAATTGGGAAGATGCGAAAGCAAGAAGTAACTACCACTTCAACAAATGGCACCGAGATACCGACTGCGTCCAACATCTAGGTAAATTCACTGGTGGTTGGCAAACAGAAATACAATCGGTTATCGATGATGCCAAACCATTGAATTGGGCTAATCG